TATCAGCGTTCGCTGCGATAACCACATAGAGCTTGTTGCCGGCAATGCCGGAATACTTCGCCGTGCAGTAAGCGCAGGCAGCCTTAGCACCTCCACCGTTCAGGCGATAGGCGTAGAGGGTCTGCGTATACTGGAAGAGCTCGCGCAGAGGCAGCAAAGCGTCGTCGGTGTACGCATGACCGAAAATCTTGAGGCTGTTCTTCTGGAAGTCGCCGCTTGTCACGGTAAAGACCGTACTGTCGGGACCCCAGTCCAGCATAAGAGGCATAGCCGCGTAACCTCTGTCGGAGAGAGTAGCGGACGCCTTAGCCACGCTGGAAAAGTTGATATACGTGCCGGGGAGTACCTTATTCTGTACTGCCCAGATTCCACCGCCAAGGGCCATATTATTTCACCTTGCCTTTCATAAAGTTTTCGATAGCGGTATCGACCTCTTCGAGGGTGTACCACTTACCATCTTCCAAAAGCGCGCCCAGAAGGTCGCGGCGCTTAGCGTAGCGCTGAGACCTCAAAAGCTGCTCTTTGGAGTGAGTAGGAGCGGCGGACTTTGCCGCTGCAGTAGCTTTCGCCATATCAGTTTCCTCCTTGTTCAATTTTAAGAGTTCCCATCTTGACCTCCTCGGCCGTCTTATACGTGAAGTGGTTATAGGAGACAAGGAAGTGAAGCACTCCGTCCGTCACCTGAAAACTCATATCCGTACCGCGCAGCTTATCGCCGCCGGGCAGGTCAATCACTTCAAGCACCTCGGTGAGGGTATCTGCCACGCCGTAGCAGTCCTCACGCCCGGACTTCGGAAAGTAGAGAACATCGAAACGAGGAAGACGTTTCTTGCGCTGAGCCGGGTAGTCCGCGACCTCGGCGTTAACCAAAAGCACAATAAAAGCAGGTTGCCGAAGCCCCTGCTTTACTGCGTTTGATTCGATATGACTACCGGGAAAAGCGGACCGCAGGGCCAGCGTGATTCCGTCTAAGATAATGTTTGTACTAATTTCCGCCATTGCAGACCTCCTTCAGCTTTCGGAGCACCATCTTCTCAAGCACAGACGGGGCAATTCGTTTCAGCTTTTCCTCGGAGATACTCAGCATGTACCGGCCCTCGACCCAGCCGCCGCTTACGGTACGGTGACCGAACTCGACATACGAGGCGTACTCGACCGGATTTATGATTTCGACCATATACGTGTTCCCGGACTTTGTGACGGTCAGGGACTGCGCATACTCGCGCCCGGCTTTGCCGTTCTTAGCGCCCCAGCCTCGGCGGAGAGTACCGCCTTTCTTACCTGAGCCTTTCGGGTATTTGCCGACTGGGGTAGCCGGAATAACGAGAGCCAGAAGTCTTGCGGCAAGCTCTTTGCTGCAAGCCACGCAGAGGTCGTCTATCTCAGAGTCGCTCAGCTTTTCAAAGCCTTTCGCGAACTCCCTGAACTGAGAGAAGTCGCAGCGTCCCCAGCGGGGCATTAGGCGTACTCCTTGAACGGGACGAGCGGTATCTCCTGATGACAGCTATAGACCGCAGGCTCACCGGACCTCGCATAGGCAGTAGTCCGGCCTTCCTGCGTTACGACTATCTTAGAGCCTGCCGGGATTTCCGCAGTCTTCGAGATAAAGAGCTTGACCGACTGCTGAATCAGCGGCGCGCTGTCCTGCTCGGTCGTGCTTGAGATACTTGAGAAGGACAAACGGCAGGGCTCACCGTGGAGCTTCTGGACCTCTGTGGGCTCGTCCCGACCGTTTGCCTTATTTACCGCTGTCTCGAGGACATAAACGTCACAGAGGCCGTCCCAGAGCCTCCGTAGAGCATCCTGATAGCTTTTCACCATACCAACCTCCTAAACGCTGCGATAAGCTCCGCGTCGGGGTTTACCATCTTCGCGAGCATTGCGTCAAACTGGTCCTCGAAGGAGCCAGTATCTGCAATCGCAAAGGTAACAGAGGTATCGCCCTCAGAAATGCTCTTAGCCGGCGCGTTGAAGTCGTAGACCTCAGAGAGAGCGCCGGAAGCCTTCTTGTCTGTGAGGAACATGCCCGCAGCCATATCCGCCCAGACATAGAAAAGACCCTCCGGCACTTCGAGCTGATTCGTTCGCGCCTTTAGGGTCGTCTCGGCTTTCTTAATGTTGTAATCAAGTGCCGCGCTGTCGGCCTCGGTCACGGTATAGCCGAGGGCCGACAGTCGGGCGGTTACTGCCGCGAGTATCTCCATAGGCCTTAACCTCTGGAGAAGATACGCGCGATAGGAATGGCCTTGTGGTTGATGTAGGAACGCTGAGACGCAGTAGTCTCACCGGAATGCACCAACGCCCAGTTTGCGCCGTTCTTGAGTTCGGAATCGGTAGGAGACAAAGAAGTCTGAGACGCCTTCTCGTAAGAGATACCGTAAGGCGCGAAGACCTTGCGCTGACGAGTGTACAGAGTGTCCTCGCCGCCATGAGTCTTCGGGTCACGGCTCATCTCATACGGCACCTTCGCGCCGATGTCCTCGTAGGAGATAGCGCCTTCGCCGAGAACGTAGGTCGTATACTGAGTACCTGCAACGACATAATCGTTTGCAGCCAGAGTCTTGCTGCCAAAGTACGGCGTTACCTTAGACAGAAGAATCTCGCCGGCAGCAGGACTACCGGAAGCGATAATCTTCAGAGCGCCGTCAGTGTTGGCGTCAGCGTCGAAGTAGCCCTCAGAAGCAGGCATGTCGTCGTCAACGACAACGAGCTTGCCGTTCCACGTGCCGAGCTCGAGGTCGCGGGTAATGCCTTCCTTGTCAGTGTACTTGAGACGCTCAATCAGGTTGAGATTCTCAAGACCGGTAGAGACGTCGGAGTGCATGAACACGAGCTTAAACTTCTTCTTGTTCGCGCCGCAAGCCTTGTTTGCTGCGGAGTTCAGAGTAGAAGCCGCCATTGCTCCGGTACCGACACCGGTCACGTCGAGGGTGTGCTTAGACACGAACTCTTTGCCCTTTGCATCGGTCATGGCGAAAATGCCGGCGAGAATAGCGAGAATCGTGTTCTGGTCCAGATGGTCCTTATACTCGGCCACCTGCTGGCTGATGTTGCCCATGAAGTCAACACCGCCGGTGATGTCATAGGAGAAGTCCCTCTCAGTCCAAGCCTTCGCACGGCCGACGACAACGATACCCTGCTCGAAGGTCTTAGTGGAGGTTGCGGTGATGTCGGTCTGGCCGTCGTAGTTCACGGCGTCGCCGTCAATCAAACCGCGCATAGCCAGACGAGCATACGCGGTACCGTTCTGGGCGGTAAACACACCGCGGATGTCGGGATTGCCCGCAAGGGCACGAGACTTCTTGAGCTCATTCAGGTTGAGGTTAGGAACGCGGTCCACCATGTACTTGAACGCCTCAGCATTGAAGCTCTTAGAATCAAACTTGCTGTTTGCCATAGTAAAATCGTCCTTTCATATTAAAGTTTTGCATCAGGATTTTCAGCGAGGTACGCGCAGAGCTCGTCGTAGGTCATAGTCTCCGGCTTTTTATCGCCGGAAGGCGCCGGGTCTCCGCTCTCGCCGGGCTTGAAGCCCTTAAAATCATTCTTCGGTTTCGTAGTGTCGAACATAAAGCCGCTGTCGGGTGCCTCGGCCAGCTTCTTAATCTGGTCGGCCAGACCCTTCACGGAGCCGTCCGCGTCAAGCTCAGCCTTATCAAGGTCGAGCAATGCCTTCACGGCCTTTACGTTCTTCGCTTTGGCAGCAGACAGAGCCAGCTCAACGGCGGTATCGATTTTGAGGCGCTTGATTTCTGCCTCATGGGCCTTCGTCGCTGCGGTGTTCTCGGTCTGGAGAGTAGCGATTTGCGTCTTGAGCGCCTCGACGTCGCCGGTAGAGGCCTTGAGGGTCTCAAGCTGCTTGTCACGCTCCTTGACGGTATCGGCGAGAGCTTTCTTCTCGGTGTTCAGAGTGTTGAAGTCTGCACGCGCCACGAAGTTCTTGCCGATTTCCTCGGAGACCTTTTTATCAATCTCCTCGGAGTACGCTTCTCCCAAAATAGTTTTCAGCCAGTCCAACATTTTGTCCTCCTGTCTCCCGCTGTCCTTTTTATCCGGCCAGTCCCGGTATTGCGGGTACGCTATTTGTTGTCCGCCGCGTAAGGCGGTAATTTTTAATTTTGAAAAACAGATATTAAACTAAGAAAAACCGCATAAATACAGTATCTAACGACAAAATAGCAAAAAGAAAATAGGGAAAATTACA